TGGCCTCCCTAAATGCCATACCACAAGACTATATCTTGTGCCTGCTGTTACTGGTTTAACTCTGTGCCATACAAAACTAGGAAATATAATAATAGATCCTTTTGGTAATATTTCTTTACATTGTATCCTATGTTTTGATTCATCTCGCATGTGTGGATCATAGTCTCTAAAATCAAACTCTAATTCACCACCTTTATATTCTGAACCATCTGTTAACTGACAAGTCATAGATAGTTTTCTAATTTTACCGTGATCAGGTGTATTTGGTCTATCATAAGGTTTGTTCCAACTATCACAATGCCAATCATAATATTGATTTAATTTATATTTTGTAAACTGACAAGACTCTGATCTGTCCCAATCAAAGTTCCAACCAGCATTTTTATTAGCCATGTTAACATATGGATGTAATTCTTTATAGATCCACATATCATTAAGCCAAACTAAATCAGAATTTCGTTTTCTTTTTAAATCTAACACTTCTTCTTTTTTTAATTTTCTATCACCATAGCCACCGGTTCTAGCCATAACTTCTTTTTGTGAGTTAGCATATTGAATTACATCATCACAAAATCTAGGTGTTAACGCACTTTTAAAATACCAATAATAATTAGATATATTCATAAGTTATTGTTTGTACAAAATTTAAACTACCAGTTTGATTGTTAGTTAAATAATACATGTTAGTAGATGGGAACATTATAAATTTATTATTTGTAAGCGGTACATCCCAACTTCTACCTTTACGTCTGTTATCATCATAATGAATTTTAACAGAACAACTATCAACTTTAACTCCATATAGCAATGTGAAATCTGGTGAATTACGTAAATCTACAGGATCTATATTTAATAAAGGAATTGAAAGTTCTTGAGGTTTATAAGTGTTACCCCATGTTTGTTTATTAATTAAAGTAAAACCATACTCTACATTTATATGTTCTCTTAAATATGTGTTCAACATATCAAATGTTTTTGAAAATGGAAAAGGTGAGTCTGTTATGTGTGATTTTAATATGTTTTCTGATAACTCTTCACGATCAATGTCCCAATCTTTAGGCATTGTTATATCACCGTAATATAATGATTGTTCAGATAATACTTTCTTTTGCATACCACATACCTTTGTAATTTATGCCATTTCGTCTGTCAAGTCCCAAGACTGACCGGATTCATTCCAATCGTAACGCCAAGAATGAGTTCCAGCTTCATTTTGTGAAGTTTGTTCAGCTGTTAATGCAGGAGCATCACCGATCGGTGATTTCCAACTTGCAGTTGCAGTGTCTTTTACCCACGATGCATATGGTTTTGGAGGCCAGAAGATATTATTATCTTCATCCCAAGAATAACCTATACCTGCGTAATTACCTCTAAAAGGTGTGCCACCTAATTTGTGTGTATTGCCTGATGTGTTATATGAAGTTTGAATCCACATTTGTGCAGGCCAATTATTGTGTAGTTCTAAATATTGTTGACCTACTGTTTCATCCTCAACGCCATCAGCATTTTTCATTTTATCATTGTCCATTGTAAGGACAGCGATAACTTTTCCGTTAACTCCTAATTTTGCAAAATGTGCCATAATGTTTCTCCTTATATATTAATTTTAATTATCATTCAACTATTGAGATTTATACCTTATTATAACTACACCTGAACCACCAGCGGCTCCACCAGGAGCTGCACAGTGATTTCCACCACCACCACCACCTGTGTTGGCTGTTCCAGCTGTTCCTGGATTACCACTAGCACCTCCACCCCCAGTTCCTCCAGGTTTAGCATTTTGTGCTTCAGAACCACCACCTCCTCCTCCTGCATACGCAGTTGGAGTTCCTGTAATTTCAGTTGTAACACCATTTCCACCAGGGCCACCATTATTATTTGTTGCAGTTCCACCCACTGCACTTGCTCCTCCACCACCGCCACCAGCATCAATGCTAGATGGACTACCACCTGGTGCGTTTCTACCTCCATCAAATCCTTGTGCTGGACTTACTGGAGGTGTGTTTCCACTTCCCCCTGCCTGATTTGTTCTGCCACCAGCTCCACCACCAGAACCACCTGCAACACCAACTGTAGCAGATGTGGGTGAACCGGCACCACCTCCACCACCAGCAGATGTTATTGTAGAAAAAATTGAAGGACTACCACTACCACCAGCAGGTCCACTTGGAGGTCCACCTGTGCCCCCTCCACCTACTGTTATTGGAAAACCTGTTGCTGAAACTGTTATTGCACCTGCACCATCTAAAGGACTAGCTGTGTATGGAGTAACAGGGGATTTATCTTCTCTGAAACCTCCTGCACCGCCACCACCGCCACCATCATTACCACCACCGCCACCACCACCAGCAACCACTATATATGAAACTACATTATTAGATGCACAAGCTGCCGCTTGAGAAACACAAAAAGTGCCAGGACCAGTAAAAGTATGAATTGTATCATTACCAGAAGTGGTAATAACACCTCCAGTTGCCACTATTTTATCATTACCTGTTGCTGCAGTTGTTGAGTCATGTATATCTAACCATCCTCTTACTGAGTCTGTAAAAATTAAAGTTACTGATTGAGATTCAGTTGAAAAAGCTGCGTCTGCATTAATACCTCCAATTTTATCAGTTCCATTTGGAGCTACTGTTAAAGCACCTGTATCAAATGTATTTAAATAATCTTTAAATGCAACTATATCTCCAGCAGATCCTGCTGGTAAATTAACTGTGAACCCACCACTTGTTGTATTTATAAAATATCCTTCGCCATTTACTGCTGTAAAACCAGATGTTTTAATTGAAGTTTGCCAATTTACAGTTCCTGTTCTACCAAAACCTGTTTGTGATGCACCTGAAGCTAAAGCAATAGTATCACCACTAGCGCCAATAGTAATTGTGTTACTATTCTCGTTAATGATGTTTGCACCGCATTGGTTTTGTATATTATTTACTTTAATTGTACTTGTCATAATTATTGAATTTTATACCTTATTATTACTACACCAGATCCACCAGCTCCGCCAGCGCTAACTGGTTGAATACCAACATTAGGCTCAAAACCACCTCCGCCACCACCGCCTCTATTTGTAGTTCCTGCTCCAGCAGCACCACCAGCTGTAGCACCATTTCCACCTACACTTGAACCTCCTGTTCCATTTGAAATACAAGCATAACCACTTCCTCCACCTCCACCTGCATATGCGAGTGGGCTACCTGTTATAGATGTTGTGGCTCCTGCTCCACCAGGTCCTGCTCCTCCAGAGCCCGAATTAGGATAACCTTGAGTGCCTGCCGCTGTAGCTCCACCACCACCGCCTGCTCCATAGTTACCACTACCTGCTCCCGTTCCACCATTATTACCCTGTGGTGGACTAACGGAAGGTGTATTTCCTGATGCTCCTGCACCACAAACTCCACCACCACCTGATCCACCTGTTCCTCCAGTTCCACAACCACCTCCCCCACCTTTACCACCACCAGCGGATGTTATCGTTGAAAAAGTTGAAGCTGAACCACTCGTGGCATTATTGGGACCAGCTGTAGTTCCACCTGATCCTCCAGCACCAATTGTAATGGGAAAGCCTGTTGCCGTAACTGTTATCGCTCCTGCTCCGTCTAATGGACTAGCTGTGTATGGAGTAGCGGGAGATTTGTCCTCTCTAAATCCACCAGCACCTCCTCCAGCACCTCTTATTGGTCCGCCTCCACCACCGCCACCTACTACTATATATGAAACTACATTGTTAGCAGCTACACTTGAAAGACTAGCAACGCAAAAAGTTCCAGGACTTGTAAATGTATGAATTTTATCATCACCAGAAGTGCTTGTTGATCCACCTGTTGCTGATATAAATGAAGTACCTATTTCAGTATCTTCCGCGTTTTGAACATTAACCCAACCTTTTGTAGAATCTGTAAAAACAAAAGTAGCTGCCTGACCATCAACATTTAATGTTGCAGTTGCGTTAGTTCCACCAATTTTATCACTTCCATTAGGAGTGACTGAAAGAGGATATGTTGCAAAATTTCTTGCATAGTCAGCAAAAGCCACAATAGCCCCAGCGACACCTGCAGGTAAGTTTGCAGTAATTGAACTTCCTGAATTTATAAAATAACCCTCTCCACTCGATGCTGTAAAAGTAGATGTTTTAATATCACTTGTTTGCCAATTAACAGAACCTTCTCTACCAAAACCTGTCTGTGTTCCATTATTTGTTATTGTTGCACCAGATGCGATTGTTATAGTAGCACCACTAGGAAGATTAAATGTATCTCCACTATCTCCTAACGTAGTTGTACCACATGCTACTCTTGGACTAATTTTATTTACTTTTATTTCACTCATAATTTACCTATTGAAATTTATACCTTATCACAATTATTCCTGAACCACCATTACCACCACCACCGCTTGTAGATGATGAAGAAGTTGAACCACTACCTCCACCTGCACCGCCACCAGTGTTTACGGTTCCAGGAGCTCCTGCGTATGGAGATCCTGTGCCAGCATTTCCAACACCGCCTCCTCCAGAGCCAGCTGCACCTGCAGTGCCACCTGGACCAATAACTGAACCACCACCGCCACCAGCATAACCTACTGGACTTGCTGTAATACATGTTGTTACCCCAGCACCACCAGCAGTTCCTACATTTGGATTTGGTGCATCTGTACCAGCACCTCCAGCTCCACCACCGCCTGATGCAGAATAATTTGTAGTATGAGGTCCAGGATGATCACCACCTTTATTACCTTGAGGTGGAGCAACTGGTGGGTCATTACCATTTCCTCCTGCTCCTGGTCCTGCTGAACCAACACCACTACCAGACCCACCTGGTGTACCTGATGGACCATAATCACTACCTTTTCCGCCACCAGCGGATGTTATTGTTGAAAAAATTGATGCACTACCGCAAGTTCCATTATCACCACTACCAGCAGCACTTCCAGCTCCACCGGCACCTACTGTAATTGGAAAAGTTGTTGCTGTAACTGGAACACCAGTTGGTGATCTTAAAGGTGAACCTGTATAAGAGTCATTTAAACCTAACCCTTCTCTAAAACCTCCAGCACCCCCACCTGAGCCTCTTCCAGTGCCTCCACCGCCAGCTACGACTATATAAGAAACTGTATTTGATCCTACAGCGTTACCTGCACAAGAAACACAAAATGATCCTGGCCCTGTAAAAGTATGAATTTTAAAATCTCCTGATGTTGTTATTGTTCCACCTGTTGCTGCTATATATTTTTCTGTATTTGTAATTTCATTACTATTAACAGCTTGCCAACCTTTTGTTGCATCTCCAAATACTAATGTAACAGCTGCACCCTCTGCATCTATAGTTAAATCAAAAGTTTGACCCTCAATTTTATCTGATCCATTTGCAGATATAGTTAAAGCATTAGTATCAAAATTTTGTGCATAATCTTTAAAAGCTACGATTGCTCCAACAGAACCTGCTGGTAAATTTGCAGTCACAGCATTGCTTGATGTATCTACAAAATAACCCTCACCATTTGAAGCAGTAAAACTAGCAGCTGTTTTAATTGATGTCTGCCAATCAACAGTGCCTGTTCTACCAAAACCTGTTTGACTAGCTCCAGTTCCTAACTGTACAGTAGTTCCACATCCACCAATTGTAAGGGTAGAACCACTTTGTTTGTCAATTTCATTTACTTCTACTTTACTCATTAAACTATTACTAACGTCCCTGTTACTGTTATTGTGCCAGGAACAGTTATTGGTCCTGCTAAAACACCGTTTTCAACAGTTTGTGTACCATCCATGGTAGCTGCTTGATTTTTTATAAATTCATCAGGGGCTGTGCTGCCTCCGATATAT